CTTGGACAATGACAGTTGTTGGACAACCAGCGGAGTCCTTTACCTAAGAGATCGGAGCATCGGGAGCTATGAAAATATCAATCACAATTAAATACAGCTCAGGCGAATCAGTTACTTATCAGGCTGGATTGCCAGAATGGGCTAAGTGGGAACGCAAAACTGGTAAGTCGATTTATTCAATGAAAGATATCTCGGCCTACCAGCAAGCGGACTTCTTAGATCTTGCTTACTTTGCGTATAAGCGCGAAGCAGCAGGAAAGCCAACCAAGTCCCAAGAGATTTGGGAGCTGACAGTTGAGGAAATGACGATTGGAGATGAAAGCCCAAAAGTTACGAGCCCGGAAGCATCAATCGACTAATCATCGAGATTGCTATCGCAACTGGGATTCCAATGCCTTACTGGACAGATATCGACCAAGTATTAACGGCCATAGATATATTAAAGGAGCGTAGCGGTGGCAGATGAGTTACCAATCAGCTATGACAAGCGCGAGCTCCGCTCAATCATTTCCGCATTTAAAGCGATGGATGATGAAGCCGTTAGCCAAGCTAAACGCGAATCTAGCGCGCTGGCTACTTATGCAGCAAATGAAATCAAAGCCTATGGGCTCTCAAGGACTTTTGGTCAAGAAGCAGTTAGAAGAATTACAACAGGCGTTAAAGTCTCGGCCAGTTCTAAAATCGGAGAGTTCTCTTACGGCTTTGCAAGTCAGCGCTTTTCTGGTGGCGGTAGCACACAAAAACTCTGGGCGGGTTATGAATTTGGAAGTAATCGCTTGCGTCAGTTCCCCAGAAGAACACCAAGCAAAGGTCGCGGAAACGCTGGCTACTTTATCTACCCAACCCTTCGTAAGATTCAGCCTGAATTGATTAATAAATGGCAAGAAGCATTTTCCAAGATATTGAAAGAGTGGGATAAGTAATGGCTGGCAGTAGAACGCTCAAGCTTTCGATTCTTGCTGATGTTGCTGATCTCAAGAAAAATCTTGATACTGGCTCTAAAGAGGTTGAAGGCTTTGGCGGTAAATTAGAGAAGTTTGGCAAGGTTGCAGCAGCCGCGTTTGCAGCAGCAGCGGCAGCAGCAGCAGCCTATGCGGTCAAGTTAGCCGTTGATGGCGTTAAGGCAGCTATTGAAGATGAGGCTGCCCAGCTTCGTTTAGCCAACGCTCTTAAGAATGTTACTGGAGCCACCCAAGCTCAGATTTCTGCCGTTGAGGAGCAAATACTCAAAACCTCACTAGCTACTGGCGTTGCTGATGACCAATTGCGTCCAGCGCTTCAGCGCCTAGCAGTTGCCACAGGATCAGTGACTGAATCTCAAGATTTATTAAACCTAGCCTTAGATATTTCAGCTGCTACTGGTAAAAGTGTAGAAGCAGTATCTAATGCTTTAGGTAAAGCCTATGAAGGCAATACAGGCTCTCTAACGCGTCTAGGTGTTGGCTTGTCTGCTGCCGAAATTAAAACCCTTGGACTAGAAGGAACTGTAAAACAATTAGCCGAAACTTTTGGTGGAGCAGCTACAGTTCAAGCCAATACTTTTGAAGGTCAAATTCAAAGACTTAGGGTGGGCTTCGATGAAGCTAAAGAATCAGTAGGAGCTGCTTTATTGCCTACCCTTCAAAGACTTTTGGATTACTTTATAAACACAGTTATCCCCAAGTTTATTGAGTTCAAAGACGCAGCATTAAAACCAGTTACTGATGCAATTGCTAGAAATAAAGAGTCATTAACGATTCTTTATAATTTTATTAAAGACTTTGTAGTTCCAGTTTTAATCAATAACCTTGGTGGAGCACTTGGATTTATTGGTAAAGTCGCTGGTGGAATTCTTGATGTTATTGGCGCAGTAGTTAATGGAATCAAGAGCGCAGTTAATTTTGCCATCGATGCAATAAATGTCCTTATCCGCGCTTACAATGCCGTCCCACTTTTGCCTAATGTATCTACCATTTCCAAGCCATCATTCTCGGCCCCTAGCACTCCAAGTAGTTCAACACTTCCAAAGATTGCTACTGCTCCAAGTCCAAGCATCCCATCAGCTCCTAAGCCATCCACTACTCCAAGCGCTCCATCGGCTTCAACTCCTAGCGCCCCATCAACACTCGTTCCAAGCGGTAATGCCATTCCTTCTGGCTTCAATGTTGCTGGCACAGTTGCAGCTAATAACGCTGGTGTCACTATCAATGTCAATGCCCCAAGCGCTATTGATGAAGAAGGATTTACCAGAGCAGTTATCTTGGCGCTAAATAATACAGAACGGAGAACTGGTGGCGGTGGCTCAAGCCTAGTTACCCAGAGTCCTCAATGACCGCTTGGAATCCCGTTTATCGCGTTAAGGTCAATGGATTAACAGTAACTAGCGCAACTTTAAGTGGCTTAACTATTACCTCTGGTCGGACTGATATTTATTCGCAACCGATTGCTGGTTATTGCAATCTTACGCTTATTGAAACTGCTGAGGCAGCAATACCTTTTGAAGTAAATGATGCAGTAACAATTGAAGTTAAAAATTCTGCTGCAACCTATGTAAATCTATTTGGCGGTTTTATTACAGATTTAGGAATCACAGTCCAATATTCTGGTTCTACAGCGACAAGTCAGCAAATAAAAATAGTAGCCGTAGGAGCTTTAGCCAGACTTAACCGCGCCGTTTATACAGGCAATTTTGCCCATCAATTTGACGGAGACCGAATCGAAGAACTTCTTAGCACAGTTTTATTTGACCAATGGAATGAAGTGCCAGCTGCCGAGACTTGGGCAGGATATGACCCATTAGTTCAATGGCAGGATGCAGAAAATAGCGGTCTAGGTGAGATAGATACCCCAGGAGATTATGAGCTTCACTCTGAAAACAATCTCAATGACACAGTTTATAACCTAGCTTCTCGCTTTGCTACTAGCGGACTTGGATATTTATATGAGGATAATCAAGGCCGAATTGGTTATGCAGATTCAACGCATAGATCGCAATACCTAGCAACTAATGGCTATGTTGATTTAGACGGAAATCATTCTATTGGCCCCGGACTTTCAATTGTAAAAAGAGCTGGCGATGTTAGAAATTCTATAACTATTGGATATGGAACTTCAGGGGCAGAAGTAACAGATGAAGATTTGGCATCAATATCTGAATATGGCCTTCTCGCCTCTACCATATCGACCACACTTCGCAACCAAGGCGATGCCAATGCTCAAGCAGCGTTCTATTTACTTATCCGCGCATATCCTCAATTCGCCTTACGGCAGATAACCTTTCCTATAGCCAGCGGTGAAATCGACAATTCAGACCGAGATAACCTTCTTGGCGTATTTATGGGCCAACCCCTTAATATCATTAACTTGCCAGCCAATATGGTAAATGGAGAATTTCAAGGATTTGTCGAAGGATGGACTTGGACAGCCAGTCTTAACCAGCTCAATTTAACCCTAAATGTCTCGCCTATCGCTTTCAGCCTTCAGGCGTTCAGATGGAACTCAGTCCCAGCGACTGAGACTTGGAATACAATCAGCCCAACTTTGGACTGGCTAAACGCTACAATAGTTGCATAGGAGACACAATGCCGAATACTTCGAATTTTAACTGGCCAACGCCAGCAGACACAGACCTTGTCAAAGATGGTGCAGCTGCCATCCGCAACCTTGGTAATGGTGTGGATACTTCATTCCTTGATTTAAAGGGTGGCACTACTGATCAAGTGCTTGCTAAGAATTCAAACACCGATTTAGATTTTAAGTGGGTGGCCCAAGATGATTCTAACGCTATTCAAAATGCAATAGTTGATGCTAAAGGTGATTTAATTTCTGCTACAGCAGCAGATACTCCAGCAAGATTGGCTGTCGGTGCTAACGGAACAGTTTTGACAGCGGATTCTGCGGAAACGACAGGACTTAAGTGGGCTGCACCTGCTGCTGGTGGCAAGGTGTTGCAGGTTGTTTATGGTACTTATGACACACCAACAACAGTTGCATCTGGAACATTTACCGACACAGGATTGACTCTATCTATTACGCCAACTTCTGCAACTAGCAAAGTGTATATTTTAGCAACGCAAAATGGCAGGGTAAGTCGCCTTAGTAATGAACAAATAGCGGCTTTTAGAATCTTAAGAGGTGCAACAGTAGTATTTAGTACAGATACCTCACCAGGCACTAGCGGTTATACAGGTATGGGCGGTGGTGGAAGCGGTTTAACTACTTTCTTATTTGTAAATCATATTCCATTACAATACTTAGATTCTCCAGCAACTACTTCATCTACTGCATATAAAGTGCAAACTAAGGTCGCGATTACAGCTAATACAGGTGAAATTACCTGTCAATATGAAAATGCAAAATCAGCAATTACTCTAATAGAGGTAGGCGCTTAATGAGTTATTTAGTCAAAGCAATAAAAAAATTAAAACCTAATGCAGAGTTTTCATTTAGTGGTGACGATTACTCAACTATTAAGTGGGATATTTTAGACGGCGATGCACCTACTCAGGCAGAGATAAATGATGCCATTGAGCAGGTTAAAGCTGATGAGATAGCCGAAGCCGAAGCAAAGGCCACCCAAAAGGCAGCCCTGCTAGATCGGCTAGGTTTAACCCAAGAGGAATTCAATACCCTCATAGCATAATCTTGAGGGATTGTGCTAAATAAATAATATGCCTAAATTATGCGCAGCAGGAATTCAACTTCGGGAGCAAATCGATGACGATTATCCTGATCGCGATAGGAAGTCTGATGGCTGGGTGGCTGATGCTCGGCATCTTGCAAAGGGCAGTTCTGACCATATACCAGACGCAAGAGGAATCGTCAGAGCTTTAGATATTGATTCTGATTTATCAGCTCATAAAGAAGAGGCTTACGCATTAGTTGAGAAGATTCGTAAATGCGCAAAAAAGGGCGATAAGCGAATTAAATATATTATCTACGATGGCAAGATTATGAGCCCAATACTGGGCTGGAAGCGGCGTAAATACTCAGGCGCTAATCCTCATCGTAGTCACTTCCATATATCATTTACTAGCTTGGGAGACACAGATGGCAAATGGTTTAACCTTGAAGGAGAATCTAATGAGCGACCTAAAGAAGATGGCCGAAAGCTGGGCAAAGACATTCCTAGCGACAGCCCTAGCGACTTATCTAGCAGTCGGCCTAGATGTCAATGCAATTGCAAATGCCGCTCTAGTGTCAGTCTTGCCTAGCATCATTAACTGGCTCAATCCAAATTATGAGCGTTACGGCAAAGTCCGGTAATGGTTGCGGCTGAATTGGCTACTTTAGTTGCATCAGTCTTAGGATCAATTGCCCTTCTAATTGCTGGCCTTCGCTACATAATCAAATTAGAGAATATTCCTATTGTGTCGCGCCTTGATAAAATGGAGTCTCAGCTAGAATTGGCCCTAGCGAAAGGGGTCAGAAATGGCAACGCGAAAGCGCGTAAATAAGAAGCCAGTCAAGCGTCTTAAGAGACGCAGGACTACTAAAGAAACCCCATTAACAAAGCTTGATTTCTGGGCTATTGCTGCCAATGAAGTTTATAAAGCTTGTCGCAGAGCTGGTATGGATGAAGGCACTTCGCTGGCTTTCGCTATGGATCGTAGCTCTTATCCTGATTGGATAGTGCCAGCCGATGACCCAATAAAGAAAATTGGTTGGGAAGATGGCGAGGAAGATAACTAATCTACTTTCGAGAGGTTGA